TTCGCGCGCCGAGCAGTGCAGTATCGAAACGATTTGATAAGCGCGCAGCGCCAAAGCAGTGCAGTACCGAAACGATGCAAGTCTACTTCAAACGTAAGCAGTTATCCACAGGTTATCCACAGGTCTCTGTGAGCAGGGCGGGGTTATCCACAGGATATCCACAAGCGGAGAACAACGCGGGTATCCCGCCCCCCACCCTATTATTGTAGCACACTTTTCCGCTCTTGTCAAGAAAAATATGCAAAAAAATAACCCGACTTTTGTCGGGTTTTGGATTAGGAACAGATGTCGATTAATCTTTTGATTGTTTCTGCATTTGCTCTTTCAAGCGAATTTAGGAAACCTTTGTCTGCTTTGCAAACTGCTTCTAATTCTGCAACTAATGTTGCTTTTGTTTTTACGACTTTTTTCACTTTTGTTTCTTTTTTCATGTTGTTCTCCTTAAAATATGAATATATTATACAGGTCATAATCACTTCGGTCAATAGGTAAATTGAAAAAAGACCAATTATTTTATCCACAGGTTATCCACAGGCAAATCGCGCCGATTTTACCACACTCTGGTAATCCTGTCAATAGTTTTTTTCGATTTCGTTAACTTTTTTGATAAGGGCAAGTCTTTTCGGGTGTAGGGCAAAACCCTGTAAGAGCGCGGCTTGACAAGGGGGGTATATGGGGGACCCCCACGCCCTGCGCCGGCAGTGCAGTGTCGAAACGATGCTAAAGAGTACAAAAGCGAAGTGCAAAAGCGAAGTGCTAAAACGATAGTCTAGAATAAGGTTATTTATAGTTTAGCACAGATTTGCGCGGGTGTCAAGCGAAATTTGCGGAAAATTTGCGTTTTTTCGAGAAATTTCCACGAAGATGGACAAGTTTCGCGTCCCTGCCCCCGAAATTCCGCCCCACTTTTTTATAATAAATGTGAATTTTCTATTGACAATCATATTCAAAGTCTGTATAATATATCGTATGTTAGAAACAATTATGATAAACTTTGCAATCGGCGCATTATACCTACTAATTGGGGGAGCAATCTTCTTTTGGATAATGGAGTATATATGTGAAATGCTAGATGACTTAGCAGATGTGACTCTAGTGGAGTTTGTGTTAGGAGTAACACTGTGCATCGCAATTGGATTTGCAGTTACTTAAAAACTTCGCATTTCCTCTTGACACAAGTAATCAAAGTTGTTATAATATATGTATCAAGAAAAGGAGGACAAAGTGAAAAATACAAACAAATTAAAGTTTTCAGAAAAAATCCTTGACAACATACTAAATATCGGTTATAATATTAAAATATATTTTGGGAGAAATACAATGGCAAACGCTAAAAATTACACAGAAGAAATGGTTTCAGAGATGACTACAGCATACACTGAAAACCCTACAAGAGAAACTGTAGACGCATTAGCAGAACAGTTTGGCAAAACTACAAGAAGTATCATTGCTAAGTTGTCAAGAGAAGGAGTATACATTGCTCAACCTAGAACTACTAAATCAGGTGAACCAGTAGTATCGAAGTCAGAATTAGTTGACACTATCGCTGCCCACTTCGACATCGAGTTACCAACTCTAGTAAAAGCAGGTAAAGCAGACCTTCAAAGATTGGTTGACGCAATCTCACAATAAGAGTCAAGGAGTGATTGCCCTAAGTAATCAAATTTTAAAAAGAGTATCTGTCTGAGGGAAGTGTCTACGGAAGCACACCTAAAGAGGAAGTAGCAAGTTCGACTCTTGCACCTCAGACATCTCTGCTCTTCTTAAAGTTTTTTCAAGTTCTCCTTAAAAAGTTCTTGACAAATGGTTACAAAGTAAGTATAATATACTTGTAATTAAGAAAAAACCCCGTTGGGATTGAGTAAAGTTTTTACCACCAAGTGATAAAAAACTTAAAATTCTTCTTGACAAATGGTTAAACATTGAGTATAATATATATTCAGAAACAAAGAAAACAACATTAAATCATAAAAATTAATGTTTCAGCATTGACCTCCTCGGAGTGAGCGAAAAAATAAGTGAGAGTTGTTTTCTATAGTGAGGCATCACGTAAAAAATCGCCGTACGCTTTTTAGGGATTGTAAGGACGCGTTAATGAGAGCAATCACCCGTTCGGTTTGAGAGTCGTATACAGACATATTTCACGCAAGAAAAGCAGAGTGTATACCCGATTGAGTTGTCGGTTAAGTAGTGATAAATTGATACCCTTATCAGTAAATCCATACTCTCCAACATTTTGCTTGGAGTAGATTAAGGTAGTAAGCAGAGTAGGTGGTCAAACACTAAATGAGTTTATCGGAACTATAAAGTCTTGAGGATTGCGTTGCAACATCACAAGTAAAACAGATATATGCAACAGTAATTGGCACCAGATTATGACTAAACAATCAGGTGGAGTGAGGAAACCACGCCTTGTGAGTTCATACCAGCATTTTGGAGGGAGCATTGCTCATAATCCAACGAGGAGTTCCACATAAGCAGCGAACCCGACTTAATGTAACGAGAGCATAGTCTTGATGCGATTCATGGTTTACCTGTCAATTCAAGCAACCACTCAGTGTGCGAGTAGTAGGGCAAGTGTGGAAACTATGGTATGCGTATGCTGTAAACCCAAAGATAATAAACATTATCCCACGCCATCAAGTAATGTGAGCACAGTGGTTTCGGAGGAAGGAGTCAGCGAGTTGGGACTTCACGTTAACCTGCGGAGAGGGGCAGTTAACAACTTAGTAGAAGGTAGAGAAGCGTATATACACAGAATCACATCAACCACCCTTCTACATAGTGGGACAGGTGTGAGATAAAATGCCGACTCACCCCACAGAAATAAACTCAAACTAGTTATGGGAAGTAAGGATTGGGCAACGCCAACAACTTACTTCCTTTTTTTACGCTTCAAATAAGTTGACATATGAAATTTCTTATGTTAATTCAAAATAGTTCTTGACAAGTCAGTCAAAATCCAGTATAATATACATATGAAAAGAAAAAGGAAACCACATTTTCCTAACTGAATGAGTGTGGAGGTCACGCCTGAACGTGCACGGCAGAGTTGTGGACTGCCCCAAGTTTAACAATTTAATACAGGAGTACATTATGCCAGCAAAATTCAAAGCAAGTGCAAAAAAATATATCAGAGGAGTTCCAGCAAGTAAGTTGCCATACGAACACTTTTACCTTCACACAATGAAGAAAGAAGAACTATTCGAAGCAATCAACAACACTAGAACTAAACCAAAAGTAAGACAGAAGTGTCTAAACGAACTAGCAAGACGCAAAGTAAACGTTGTGTGGGTAGACCCAAGTGAGGTGCAATCATGAGATGGGGTGGCAAAGCAACACATACAAGTCATGTGAAGAAAACAGCACAAGGCGACTCACACAGACACATTAGTTTGAATATGAACAAGAACAAAAAGCGTTCATTCAAGAAGTATAGAGGACAAGGCAGATGATGGAGAGCATGTTTGCAGTGGGTTATCTAATCTTTCTTGTGATACTTGGAGTATTACTGTGGGAAAGATAATTCAGTTCCCTACTCGGAACGAGTCCACAAGATTGGTAGAGGAGTTGCAAATCTACGAGGAAGAAATACAAATGTGTCTCGATGATTTGCAAGATTTAAACGAACACATTGTTGAGTTGACTGCGGAGTATGAGCAGTTGCTCAACAAGTTGTGTAAATTACAGGGCATCAAATTGCCAGAGGAATTATGATAAAAGGAAGTATGATGTATGACCAACATGGTCGTAAACGTAAAGTAAAAAATCTGTATAAAAGTAAGAAAGCGAAACCAAATTTCGATGTACAGATGAAGAAAAGATTTAGAGATGTGAGTGATATACCTAGTGCACCAATAGGAGAATACAAAGTGCCTGAGGATACCTCATATAAACAAGACATCAGTAAGCAATACACAGTATCCATTGCTTACAACAAAGGTGCGTACCAAGTGATACCAAAGAAGGAGATAAAAGACATTGGAAAATAATAAGAAAATTTATGGAAATAAAAGACACTATGCAGTCGGCATGGAAGCAAATGGTAGTAAGATAAAGTCTATAAACTACCCAGCAGATACAAAACCTAAGTATGCACATTGGGAGTGTCCTTCAAGAAACTGTAAACATATGTTTATAACACTAGAAGATGGCAGAACAATTCGCGATGATGAACTCATACTTAAGAAAGAGTGGGATGCTTTGCAGAAAGCAGAGAAGTTCATATCTGAAATAAGTGGAGGTGTGGCGTGAGTAAGATAAATGATTATGCGAGATTCGTAGACTCTTGCACGTCTGAAACAAGTAAAGATACGACTAAAATGTGCGATAGACTTGATAGATTGATGGGAACACATAGTGTATTTCAAGGAAAGATAGTTGAGTGTGAAATCGACATGGCAAGATTGATGACTGCCTTGATAGGAATGATGGCAGAAAGTGGAGAGTTCGCTGAAGTTGTGAAGAAGAAAGTGTTTCAAGCAGATACACAGTTCACAGACGATGAGATTTTTCACATGAAAAGAGAACTGGGCGACGTATTGTGGTATTGGGTGCAAGGATGCATCGCGCTTGGTTTCACTCCAGACGAAGTTATGGACGAAAACATCAGAAAACTAGAAAAGAGATATCCTAATGGATTCGAAGTGATTAGGTCTGAAGTAAGAGCAGAAGGAGACATCTAGTGTTATTACGAGGTGAGTTTGACATACACATTATAAATGCTTGTAATTTAAGTTGCAAGAACTGTTCTGTGTTGGACTTTAAGTATGGAAATGACCAAGAAGGTAAAATAGTTAATAGTTTTTTATCTCTTGAACAAGTAAAAAGACAGGTAAAATTGATAAAAGATAACAATTATCAACTAGAAACACTAAAAATACTTGGAGGAGAACCTACAACTCACCCACAATTCCCTGAGATAGTTGACTTTTTAATAGATTCAGAGGTTGCCAAAGAGGTGCATGTAAATACAAATGCTCTCAATATGACTGAAGAAGTAATAAGTGCGTGTTCGAAACTAGATAAAGTACTAATTAGTATATATCCTCTAGTAGATGTTCATACAAATGTATTAGACAAGTATAAAAGTAGTGGTATTTCTAGCGAATTTAAAAAGACACACCTATCAGTGATAGCATCTTTTGAGAAGTTTGGAGTGCCACAACCTAATATAAAGTACACACAAGAAGGAAATTGGGATAGATGTTGGCAAAAAGACAACTGTAGAACGCTAGAAGGAGAGACATTATATCAGTGTGCAGTCTCTCATGGTAAAAAAGAAGAAGGGATACACATTTCGGAGTGGGGAGATAAACTAGACACAATGCTAGATTTATGTAAGACCTGTCCTTTTCCACCAGCACACGAACAATGGAAGAGTTTAAAACCGAAAAAAGATTACAGAAACCTACACAAAGGACTAAAGTTGTGGGAAGATTATAAAAACAAAATTAAAATTAAGGAGATTTAAAATGGCAAATCATGTATATTTTACAATAGACGTGCAAGGGATTACTGAGGAGCAGTTTAATTCCGAAGTGAAGACTGAAACAAGAACTGCAAAGGACTGGGAAGACAAGGAGTATACTTTCGAAGCATTAGTAGACTTAGAAGACCAACCTTTTATGGATGTAGGAGAGAAAATCTATACTGAACAGGGATGGATGGATAATGCTTATGACTGGTACTGTGAGCATGTAGGTGCTAAGTGGTGTCATATAGAGGAGTGTGAGGATAACTACATCAGTGGTCATTCTGCTTGGAGACAACCACACGAAATGGTATTGAATATAATAGAATACTTTGCAAAGAAGTATGATACTGAAGTAAGTGCTAGTATGACATATGAAGATGAGTTTAGAAACTTTATGGGTAAGCAATACTACGGCACTAACATAGACTTTGCTGACGAGGGTTGGTATGCTTATGAAGGAGATTATACTGAGACTGATGGTGACCAACTAGTAGAACAATTCAATGAAAAGTTTCCTAGTATAGATACTGATGATGAAGACTTTGACTGGTGGACAGAAGTAGAGATAGATGGAGAGAAAATCTATCCTAATGAAGAACTAGATTTAATTGCAGATGAGTTTTGGGAGAGTTGCTAATGAGTCAGTATAAAGATATAGTAGAGAAACGAAGATTATACCTAAAGGCAGAAGAGTGGGGAAATAAAGTATCCCAGCACTATGTATGCAAGGGAGGTATAGGAGATTTAGGTTATGGTATGGGTTATTTTATATACTATAACAATGGAGCAGTTCACAAGATACTAGATAAAAGAATTGAAATAGTGCAAGTTCCTAATACAATAGAACAAGTAATAGATGACTATGTAAGGAGTAGTGATGGCAGTTAATTATACACAAGAACAAGTAAACTATATAGTAAGAGAATACCTAGAAGAACCGACTAGAGAAACTGTGGAAGAATTAGCAGAAGAATTGAACAAGAGTGTCAAATCTATTATAGGAAAACTATCTAGAGAAGGAGTATATAAGAAAACCGAGTATACAACCAAAACGGGTGAGAAGCCAGTCACCAAGCTAGAGCTAGTGCAAGAATTAGCAGAAAAACTAGAGCTAGAAGATTGGCAACTCGCTGGATTAGAAAAAGCCCCGAAGGTGGCATTAAAAAATATATTAAAAGGAATAGCAAATGAGAGTATGTAAATTAGTAAAAGCTGGAGAGAACCTTCAGACAATAGACAAGCATGGTATGTATGCAGAAGTAATAGAACTTATCGAAAGCCCCAGCGGGTATAAAGCGAGACTAGAATTCGCTGATGGTTATAAGGACACGCTAAGTGTAAGAAGAATAAGAATGCTACAGAGTGAAGTACCGAAGTCTAGGGGAAGTTTCTGGGAGTAGAGGGAAAATTTGGGAAAACAAGAGGGGACTTTATGTCCCTTTTTTATTGCTTAAAAAATTTTGAATTGGCGTAAGTTGTGTAGATTCGAGACGAATTTATAGTAATTAAGTGTTAAAGTGAAGTTTATAAACTCATGAGTT